ATCGGTCAACAACTGATTGGTTTAACTTCTGGTGTCAAAGCTACTATTCTCGCAACAACTTTAGCAACAGATTCTACTGCTGATACATTGTATGTTAATTACATCAATAGTGGTAGTTCAAATACAGAACCAACATTCCGTCAAGGTGAAACTCTAGAAGTTGTTGATGGTGTCAATACACCACTTTTAGTTGTTGGTACAGATGGTAGTGTACTTCCTACAAGTATTCAAGTAACAAATCCTGATACAGGTGAGGTAACTTCATTAGAAAGTTCTGCTATGGGATTTGGTTCTGCTATTAAAGTAGAAGAAGGTATTTACTTTGTCAATGGTTATTTTGTTCGTTGTAATCAAGAACTATTAGTTATTGACGAGTATTATGATAAACCATCTGCAAAGATTGGTTTTACAATTAAAGAAGAAATTGTCACTCCAGAGGAGGATCCATCATTATATGATAATGCAATAGGATCATCTAACTATACTGCACCTGGTGGACATAGATTAAAAATCTCTTTATCGTTAAAAGAGTTTGCTTTAAATGCAATTACTGATAAAAACTTTATTCAACTTCTTACTGTTTCTAGAGGACAAGTACAAAGTAAGATTTCTACTACAGACTTTAGTGTTCTAGAACAAACTTTAGCACGTAGAACATTTGATGAATCTGGAAATTACGTTGTTGATAACTTCTCAGTTGATGTTAGAGAATGGGCACAGAAGGATAGCAACAAAGGTTTATATGCTGTAGATGAATTTGGTTTTTATAACGGAAAGAATGCTTCTGAAGCAGCTAGGAAAATGGTTGCAAGTATTGGTCCTGGTAAAGCATATATTAAGGGTTATGAGATTGTTAATAAAGAAACCAAGTATCTAGAAATTAACAAAGCTAGAGAAAGTCTTTCTTCTGATAATGTAACTCTTAAATCAAGAGGTCTTCCTTCCTACAGCATTACCAATGTATATGGTAGTGTTCCTTTAAACAAAGAAGGAGCAGAACTTACTGCATACCCAGATGTATTTTTATACTCTACATTTAATGATGGATCTATTGGTCTAAACAATACAGAACTATCAACTGATCATAGACAGACAATTAGTAGAAGAGGAAAATTCTTCTCTGCAAATGATGCTATTAAAACTATCACTATACAAGTTTCACATCCAACTGCTCAAATTGGAACTGTAACAGATGCATCATTTCAAACTACATACGGTGAATTATACTATATTAAAAAATATACTAATGCTACGCCTGCAGAAGGAGAATCTGCTACACCAGAGACTATAATTTCTTTTAAAACTCTTTCATATGCTACTACAAATAAACCACTTATCAATCCTGCTGAATCTGTTCAATTCTTAGAGCTAACTGTATATGGTAATAAGGATGAACTTGATACATTATTGATTGATTATGATGTTAAAAATAATGAGCAAAAAAGAGAAATTTATTTAACAGAATCTGATGCTGCTTCAGGTGGAACTCCATTTGGACATATTGTAGATTATCGAAGTGTAATTACTCCTATTATTGGTAAGGTAAAACCTAATAACTTTTTCTTAAAGCAAAGAGGTTCTGGTTTTAATTCAGACTCAGATATAGTTCTTTCTAGAGGTCGCCTTGCTGCAGGAACCAGTGCATATAATACAACATTTGGATTGTCCTATTTTGATCCTCAATTCTTCACTAAACTTATTTTAGAAAAGACTCCTAGTAAAGAAGCTGATGATAAAGCATTTGATGAGGGTAAATATGTCTTTGGTGTAGAGAGTGGAGCATATGGTGTTGTAGAAGGAACTGCATCTGGTGTATACAGTACAGGAAATATTTTATTTGTTACAACATTATCTGGTAAATTCTTATCTGGAGAAACAATAAGAGATGAAGGTGGTACTACTGTAAGAATTGCTAAAGACAATACCATCTCTCATTTTGTTATACCGTATAGAGGAAATGGATATGCAACTACTGGTGGGGTTACACTTCTAATTAATGGATTGGAATATGATAACTCTAAAATTGAATTAGAAATTCCAGAAGCAGGTTACATTTATAAAGCATCAATTATTAACAGATCTGTTGTTAATATAGAATATGCACAACCACCTGCTGTAACAGCTAAGAATCCAGCAGCTGCTGGATCTCCTAGTGCTGCTGCAGCTATTGTTCCTGTTTTGTTTAGAGACACAGTTACTACTTACACTCCACAGAATGTCAAGTCTCTTGCTTGTTCTTATGGATCTGGTAATGCTAATGCTTTTTCTGCAGACGTTGTTGTAAATAGTCAAAAGTATTCAGAAATTAAAGCAGTAACAAATTATACATTTATTGGTAGCCAAGGTTCTACATTTCTTGAGTCAACAAGTTTCAGTGCTGATGCATCAAATGCTGTACAGCAAGGTGATATTATACAATTATCAGATGATGATAATAATATTGTTAGAGCATTTGTACAATATGCTACACAACAAGAAGGATCATATAAATCTAGAATTTACTTAGATACAGCTCTACCAAATACAGTTACTAATGTTAGTATTGTAAGATTACGTCCTATAGTGGACAATTCTACAAGTGGCACATTACTATTCTCTACTGGTAGTAAGCAAGTATCACAAATTTCTGCTGGTGGAGATGATACTAAAATTAAGTATTTCTTCCGTAAAGATTTCGTAACTACAGCATCTGCTGGTGGTGGTATTATCACGTTTGCTGCACAGTTACCATTTGGTACACAAAGGTTTGCTTCATACAGTGAAGAAAATCTTATGGTCACTGTTCTCGATCCAGGTGATGCACCTAATATTGTTAAAGGTGATATTATTTACTTACAAGCAGATAATGTAGAAATTAGTTCTTCTACTGACACTGCTAGTGGATTAACATCTGGTAGTATTAGTTTACAGCTACCATCAACATATTTTGGTGATATTCCTAATAATGGAACATATCCAAAACTTAAGTTGACTGCAACTTTGGAAGTTGAAAATGCAAAACCAAGACTTAAGACTGTAGTAAGAAATAAGAGAATTACAGTTACATCTGCTGGTGACCGTGTTATACCTTTAAGAGGAACAGATTATGATAGTGAGGCAGTAGAAATATTATCATATTCTGATGCATTTAAACTTAGATATGTTTACGAAGGAACTTCTTCTCAACCACCTACAATTGATACCGCTGGTAATCTAATTTCTGGTACTGATGCAACATCGAGATATACATTTGATGATGGTCAAAGAGATACTATCTACGATGTTTCTCGTATTGTTTTAAAGCCAGGATTTGAAGAAACAACTGGTCAACTTGTAATTGCTTTTGATTACTTTGAACATTCACAAGGTGATTTCTGTACAATTGATAGCTACTTACATGAAGCAGGTCTTCCTGAGAATGAAATTCCAACATTCAATTCTTCTGTTCTTGGTATTACAGAACTTAAGGATGTGATTGACTTTAGACCAAAGGTAGATAGCACTGCTATTATACCAGGTTTCCTTGATACATCTATATTAGAAAGAACTCAAGGATCTTTTGCTAGTTCTGGTGCTATTATTGCAAGTAGTCCTGCTCCTGATTTAAACTTAGAGTATACTTTCTCTTTTAGTCAAAAGCAATATCTTGATCGTATCGATGGTATCTTCTTGGATCAAAAAGGAAACTTTATTGTTAAAGAAGGTAATTCATCTCTCAACCCAACTAAACCAGATTCAATTGAAGATGCAGTTCCATTATTTTATGCATTTATTCCTGCATTTACTAAGACAAGTAAGGATGTACGTATAACACCAGTTGACAATCGTCGTTATACGATGAAGGATATTGGTAAGTTAGAAAAACGTATTGAACGTCTTGAGTATTATACAACTCTTAGCATCCTAGAACAACAAGCTCTTAACATGCAAGTTAAGGATGATATTGGTCTAGACAGATTTAAGTGTGGATTCTTTGTTGATAATTTTGAAGCACATAGAACTGGTAGTCTTAAATCTCTTGATTATAGATGTGGTATTGATGCTCAACAATCTGTACTACGTCCACAATCTAAAGAAGATTCTGTTAATCTTGTAGAAGTTAATAATAGAGAAGATCAAAGAGCAGTTTCTGGTTATAAGAAAATTGGTAATATGGTAACTCTACCATATTCTCCACTATCTTTATTGGGAAATAGTTTTGCTTCTGGAAAATTAAATCCAAATCCATTTGTTGTTCTTCAATATGTTGGTGATAGTGATATTTCTCCTGCTATTGATCAATGGTATGATCAAAATGAAGAACCTGTAGTTGTTGACACAAATACAGATCTGTTTAATATTTTCTTAGCTAAGGAAAATGTAAAAGAAAGTTTCTCAAGTCTTTACAACTCTTTTGTAATTAACTGGGTTGGAACATCTTCTTCCTTTACTTCAATTAATTCTTTGGGTGGAGTTAATTCTCAACTCGCATCTACTTCTGTAACATCAGCATCTGTTGGTAGTTCTTCTAATATCAGTCCTAAAAATAATGAGGTTGGTAAAGGTGTACAAACCAAAACTGTTGGAGATAATATTGTTTCTACATCACTAGCTTTCTATGCTAGAAGTCTTCCTATCAAATTTAAAATTGGTAGAATGAAACCCAATACTAAGATCTATGTTTTCTTAGAAGGTAGAGATATTTCTAGATGGGTTAATCCCGATTTGAGATTTTCAGGTATTGCTGGTAATTCATTGTCTGCATTTAATGGCGAAATTAATACAGATGAATATGGTAATGCATCTGGTTTAATTATTGTTCCTGCTGGTAAACCACCAACAGAAAATACTACATGGACTGGAGATATTGATACTGTATCATATGATACAGATGGAGAAGAATTAAACTTTACTACTGGTGAGTTAACATTTAGATTTACTTCTAGTGCAACTAATGAATCAAAATTAAATGTAGATTCTTATACAGAAGTTAAGTATTATGCTACTGGTATTTTACCAGAGAATCCTTCAAGTATTGTATCTACAAAACCATCTATATTCAAATCTAATGAGGGTGTACAGTTTATTTCAAGTAATACTGATAATCCTATTAGACCAAATCCACTAGCTCAAACATTTAAGGTAGAAAATTTAGATGGTGGATGTTTTGTAACTGGTATTGATTTATACTTTAATAAAAAGAGTACAAATATACCAGTCAAGACATACATTACTAATGTAGATGCAGAGAAACCTGCTAAGAATATTATTCCTGGTTCTGAAAAGACTTTATCTCCAAATACTTTCCTTAAATGTGCTGCTAGTGGAAACATGGCAGTATATAAAGGAGAAAGTGTAACTGGTGCATCTTCTTCTGCATCTGGTCCTATACTTAAAGTATTTGATAAGAATAATGTTGAACTAGTAGCTACTGCTTCTGGTAAGTATAGTCTTACTAATGAGCAAGTTTATACTGTAGTTTTAAGTAATCACAACGGTAAATCATTCTTACCAAACGAAGATTTAACTATTCCATCTGTAACTCTTGCAAATGCAAAAGATGGTACAGATTTTATTCTTTCTATTGTAAAAGATAGTGGTAAGTTATCTGATATTAGGATTACTAATCCTGGTCAGAATTATGACAGTGCAATTTTAACTATTGAAAGTCCACAACTTCCTGGAGGTTCTACTGCCACTGCAAGAATTGAAGTATCTGGTGGTAAGATTTACAATACTGAAATTTCACTATCTGGTTTTGGATATACAGAAGCACCTTCAGTTGTTGTGAAAGGTGTTGGTAATGGTGCTAGTGGATGTGAAATTCAGACATTTATTGATGTTGACACTCCTGCAGTCAGAATGGGTGTAGCGATTGATCAAGATGGTGTTACAGAATCTACTACTCCTACACATTTTGCATTTGATTATCCTGTATATCTACAGAATGATACAGAGTATGCACTTGTAATTGAAACTGATTCTATTGATTATGAGCTATGGTCTTCTAAGTTAGGGGAAACCGATATTGCTACAAGTACGGTTATTACAACTCAACCATCTCTAGGTTCGGTATACCGTTCCCAGAATACCGAAAGTTGGACTGAAGATAATTTTGAAGATCTTAAGTTCACTATGTATCGTGCTGAGTTTAATACAGCTAGACCAGCAGAACTTTTAGTTAAGAATGAAAGTCTTGGTTATGAACTTCTAGATGAACATCCATTTGAAACAAATGCAAATGCAAATACTAACTCCAATTCTAAGCTATTCAAGAACAATAACTCTATTGTTAAAGTAAATCATAGAGATCATGGATTTGAGACTACTGGAAATTCTTACGTGTTCTATAGAAATGCATTGGAAACAGGTGGTATTACATCATCAATTTTAAATAGCACACTATTCAAAGTAAGTAATTCTGGTATTGATTCATATAATATTATTTCTAGCTCTCAAGCTGCTGGTAATTCTATTGGTGGTGGAAGTTCTGTATATGCATCTACAAACAGAAAATATGAAACTCTATATCCACAAGTTTCATATCTTTCATTTACTAATACTACTTTATTAACAGAAGTTAAAACAACTGATGTTGTTCCAGTAGACTCTACTACAACCAATTTCACTTCATATTCACAACCCGATTATGAAAAAACTTTCTTGAATGAACCACATTACTTTACAAATCAAAAGTTTATTGCATCTGATATTAATGAAACTCTAAACGGTTTATCTCAGTCACTTACATATAAGATGACTCTATCGTCTACTGTGTCTCATTTGAGTCCAATTATTGATCTCTCTAGTGCTACTGTTAAAACAGTATCAAATAGAATTGAAAATGCTACTGGACAAGAAGATAGATTTGGAAGAAGAGATCAAGTTATTGAATTTTATCCAATTTATCAATTTAATCTTGCTGGTAACGGTGCTACAGATATAGCAGATGGTCAAATAATCAATGGTGATACTACTAAAACATCAGGAGTTATTGCTAGAGTTGTAGGTCAAGTTGTATATGTTAGAGTTAAGACAAGTCAATTCTTCCAGAAAGGAGAAACTGTAACTCTAGGAAATCAGTTAGATCTTGCAAATGTTACTGTAGATTCAAGTCCATCTTTAGTTCCAGTAAATATTGAAGATGCTGCAACTATTGTTGCTCGTAATCCATCTATTATATTAGAAACATACGACAATATTATTACTGGTAAAGCTACTATTTGGAATGTGTCTACACAAAAATTAAATTTAAGAGTTGATGCTAATCCTATTAATGATAATTACACTGATAGAATTGTTGATAGCGTTTTGTATACTAGAAATTCTGTTGTAGGAGATCAAATTGCTGATGTTTTCCGTGTAGGTGATTTTGTTAAGTATCCTAATCAACCAGATGAGGAAAAAGCATATCTTGAAATTGGTAAAGTAACTTATACCAATGGTTTAGACTTTGTTGGCGAAGATACATCTAAAAATGGATCTGCTGTTGCTAAGTATGTAACTAAAGAAGTTTCTATTACAAGTCCAGCTACTGCAATTGATGTACATTTACTTGCAAATGTTAGAAACATATCTAACTTAGAAGTATTCTATAAGTTTAAGAAAGCATCTAGTCAAGAAAACTTTGATGATATAGATTGGGTCTACTTTAATCAAAAAGGAGAACCAGATACATATGAAATTGCAACTAGTGAAAATACAATTTCTGGAATTGTAGAGAAACAAACTGCATATCAAGATCTTAAATATACGGTATCAAATCTACCAGAATATTCATCTTTCTCAATTAAAATTGTAATTAAAGGAGTGGATCCAGCGTATGTACCTAAGATTCAAGACATTCGTGCTGTAGCTGCATTCTAATTCCGCATATGGACTTTGTGAAAGTTGATGGACATGATGGTCTCGTAAGAGACCAAAACACTGGTGCTATCTTGAATTTGGACGATTCTGCTATAGCTGCAAGAAGGAAATCTATGCAGCTAACTTCCGCATTGGATGACATAAATACATTGAAGAATGAAGTCTCTGAACTCAAGTCAATCCTGCGCGGAATAATAAAAAATGGCAGCAATTAATGTAGCTAAGACCGATACCTTTGAGTCTCAAAGGACGAAGATCAATCAAATTAGCACAGCACTTTTCAACGTCACATCTGGTGGTAGTGACCTATCCACTGGTAACCTACAACTAGGAGATGGTCTAGTTGGAAACCCATCACTTAAATTTACTACTGACACGCAGTTAGGTCTCTATAAAGCTGGTGTAAAAACTATAGGATTTGTCAATAGTGGTAAGAAAGTTATTGATTTTAAGTTATCAGAACTTACTTCATATCAAGATATTAATATCCAACAAAGAAAATTAGCACAATCTCTACTTACTTTGGTTAGTGGTGGTAGTGGATATGATGCTGGTTCATATACATCAATTCCTCTAATTGGTGGTACAGGACAAAATGCTACAGTGGACCTTGAAGTCTTAGCATTTGATGGTTCTGTTACAAATACTGGTTCTGGTTATATCACTGGTCAGTATCTATCAGTTCCTCTTGTTGATGGTAATGGAACTGGAGCAATTGGAAGCTTTGACGTTAGTGCTCTTGAAGGTGCTATCACAAATGCTGGTTCTGCTTATTTCCCTTCTACTTATCAAAACGTTCCTCTTACAGGAGGAAATGGATCTGGAGCAGAAGCCACCATTGAAATTACTGGTACATCAACTCCTATAGGAAGTATTACTAATACTGGTAGTGGATATACTGACGGTGTATATTCACAAAACTCTTTCTTTAACGAACCAGTTCAAACATTTGTTGTTACTTCTGTAGCTAACCCTAACGCTGGTGGTTCAGGACAACCAAACTTTATTTACAATATTGATGGAGTAGATCAACCTCAGTTAACATTAGATGTTGGTAATACATATAGATTTGATCTTTCTGATGCATCAATAGCAGGAGCTAATCCAGGAGCAGCAGGAAGTGATCATAGAATAACATTCCAAACTGCTGCTGGAGGACAACTTGATATAACAGTAATGGAATTCTTCACTGCTGGTACTTTCGGACAAGCAGGATGCTTTACTGATCTCGTAATAAAACCTGATGCTCCCACAGGTAGTCTCAATTTTCGTTATGATTGTTCAAACCATCCAGGAATGGGTCCTGCAGGTGGTAGTATTACCTCACAAGACACATCAACATACACTAACTATGGATGGCAAGGTTTTGCTGATATCACCGTCTCTGGAGGCATAGTTACTGATGTTACTTGGACTAATCCAGGTGTTGGTTATAAGGTTGGAGACATACTACAAGTTGCATTCGTTAACGTTGGTGGAACAGGATCTGGTTTCTTATACACAATCAATAGTGTAACTAATACAGGTATTGTTGATACTGTAACAATTACTGATAGTGGTGTTGGTTATCAAAATGGTGACGTACTTAGCGTAGCTGATTCTACCGTAGGAAATGGTGGTGGATCTGGTTTCCAATTTACAGTTTCTAATGTTCCTGGTGATCTTACTAATTTTGTTCTTAATGAAAGAGGATCTGGATATTCAATTGGTGATGTATTAGGATTACCTAAACAAATTTCTAACGTATCTGTATATCTACCTGGTGCAACTTCACCATTCACTGCAACTTTAAGTACAGGTAGTGCTCAGGTAGTTATTACAGATACATCCAGTCTTATAGCAGGTCTAAATGTAGATGGAAGTGCTGGAGATACTGGTGAACTCGCTCAAGGAACCACTATTGCATCTGTTGATAGTGCAACACAAATAACACTGTCTGCAAATCCAACTGTATCTGGTTCAGCGAATTTAATATTCTCTACAACAGCTGCAAACGAAGTTACTCTTGCAAACACAGCAGGACTTACTATTGGATTTAAAGTAGAGAAGGTAAGTGGTACAGGTGTACTAGCAGCAGATACAACGATTGCTAACGTTGACAGTACCACCACCATTACATTATCAGATACCCCAACTACACTAGGACCTGCTGTTGTTAACTTTGTTCCTGCATTTGGTGACCCTGCAGATGATTTTACTTACACAATTGATACTCTTGGTGAGGTAGGAGAGTTTACTTTAGTAGAAGTAGGTAATGGTTATTCTCCACTTGATGAGTTTACGGTAAATGCTGGTGATCTAACTCAACCTATCCCATATCCAGTAACAGTTAAAGACGTTCAAAGGATTACTTTAATTCAAACTGTTGCTGGTGGAACTATTACAACTAGTGATACAATAGAAGAATTAGCTGGAGGTGTCACAAACGTCACCTTTACAGGTGGTGACATTGCACAAACTACAACTGGTCCTCTTGCTTGTAGCTGTGTTCAAGGAGCATTTACAGCAACACTCGCAGATACAACTGGTATTAGTGTTGGAGACGCAGTAGCAGAAGATGGAAGTGGTAACCTTGCAGTTAATGTTACTGTTGCATCTGTTGATAGTGCAACTCAAGTAACACTATCTGCTGCATTCCTTCAAACTGCTAGTATTAATCTAACATTCACATCAGACGAGACTGGAACATTTAGTGCTGTTGCTTCTACAACTGCTGGAAATGGTACTGGTGCAACATTTGATGTTGTTAGAAACACAAACGGAACAATCGCAAGTGTTGATATTAATGCTGCTGGTCTTGGATATACTGATTCTGATACATTAACGATTGCTGGTAACTTAATTGGTGGAGCTACTCCTGCAAATGATATTACTGTTACTGCTGTTACTGTTACTACTGTTACAGCAGTTCCTGTTTTAAATGTTGATTTAGATGGTAGTGGTAATATTTCTACTATTCTAATTGAAATAGATCAAGGTAGTGCATTTACTGCTGGACAGCAGTTTATTAAAACTGGTGTTCCTGGAACACAGTATACATCTGATACAGCAGGTAATCTTGAATTTAGATTCTTAATTGATGTTGGATCTGGTGCAACTCTTACTCCAGCATGGACAATTTATGTTGGTAATACTTATAGATTTGACTTAAGTGATAATAGCGTATCTGGTCACCAATTTGCTCTTAGTGCATTTAGAGATGGAGTATACGCTCCAAGTTTAGTAGAAAATGTTAGTACAACATTAAATGTAGCTAGTTATCAAATAACTGTAGCATCTACTACAGGTATTCAGGTTGGAATGCTTGCTTCTGTGGTTAGTGGCGATGGTTTATTAGCGTCCGATACAAGAGTTGAATCTGTTGACAGTGCAACTCAACTAACTCTCACTCTTTTACCAGAAACAGGAGGTGCTTCAGTTGTCACTTTTAGTGGTACTGAATACACTGATGGTGTGGAAAGAGGTGTTGATTATCTAGATTTAACTGTTACTTCTGCAACTCCAAACCTTTACTACTATTGTGCTTCTGGTGCTGGTCACGAAGACGAAGGTGGTGAAGATAACAACGAAGCATTAATAACTATTGATCCTAACAACCCTAAGACATTTGGTACTGGATTAGTTCTAAGAGCTACAGATATTTCTTCTGTAAATATCGTCACAATGGAAGTCCTTACTGGTGAGGTAACTGTTACTGACATTAAAGCTACTGAAGGTACTATCAATACCCTTAGTGCTCCTGATCTTTCATCTGCTACTGTTGCAGCAACTACTAGCGTTACAACTCCAATAGTTACTTCAGGTGGTTCTCTTACTCTATCAGGAAGTTCTGTAGCGTCTACTGCAAACTTCTCAGTTGGTGGATTTTCTGTTACTCAATCAACCAGTGATGTTGTTACTACAGGTGAAATTAAGACTACAAATAAAATCAATGTAAACGATAATATATTCATTGAGAATAATGTTATTTCTTCTGATGCTGGTAGTGACATAGTTATAACAGCTCCTACTGGTAAAATCACCCAATTTACTGGTTTTTCTTCTATTAATATTCCTGCTGGTACAACTGCACAACGTCCTGGTGTTAGTGGTGCAGACAATGGATCTATCAGATTTAATACTGATAGTAATCAATATGAAGGTTACAGTGCTGCAACTTCTTCCTGGTCTTCTCTTGGTGGTGTAAGAGACTTGGATGGAAACACATACATCTCTGCAGAACTTTCTATTGGTTCTAATGATAACACACTTTGGTTCTATAATGATGGAGCTAATACTGTTAAGTTTACTCCAAATGAATTAGAATTTAGAACTAATAAGACTATTAAGTCTGCAAATACATCTGCTCCAGCATTTACTAATTGGATAGCTAACGCACCTGTATTAGTTGGTGCATATCTAAAGTGGAAGAACAATTTATATGAAGTAACTGTAGCTGGTACAACTGCTACAAGTGGTAATGAACCAACATTTACTTCTGGAACTTTGACAAACGGAAGTGCAACTTTATCCTTCTGGGGTCTTGCAGTTGCTCCTCTGACATTTGTTGACGTTGAGGAAATTAGATTAGATCCATTAGGTTCTTCTCCCTTCGTGATTAACGGAGATTTGAGACTTAGAGATAGTATTATTTCTACAGATATTAGTGATCTAACTTTACAACCTAATGCTGGTAAGAAGATTATATGTAATACAAATACTAGCATAGCAATTCCATCTGGTACTGACTCTGAAAGAGGTGCAGTAATTCAAGGTGGTATCAGATTTAATACAACTGCTAGTCAGTTTGAAGGTTATGATGGAACTAACTGGGGTTCTCTTGGTGGAGTAAAAGACGTTGATCAAAATACTTACATTATTCCTGAAACTGCACCTGGTGCAAACGAGAATATTTTATATTTCTACAATGATGGAACAAACACGATGCGTCTTACTGCATCTGCACTTGAATTCTATAGCGTAGATACTATTATCTCTAGTACATCTAGTGAGTTTGAAATTACAGCAAGTTTGATGACATTCGATAATGCTGAAACAACTCTTGATAATACTGCTGTAGATAGAACATTCTTACATACCAGTAAGCAATACTTTGACCTAGGTCTTTCTGGTGGTTTATCAGTTGACCCAGTTCTTAGACTTGATAATCAAGGTGATGTTTATTTCAATACCTCATTTGGTACAGGTAACTTTACTGGAGTCAAAGTTTTTGATGGAGATCTTAAAGAGTTTGAACTTGCAGATACTAAGATTCTAACAGAAAAAGTAACTCTAACAAAGGGTTCAGCAAATAATAGTGGATCTGATATCTATGATGCTGCAGCTGCAGTAGGAGCTAAGACAGTTGTAGTTGCGGAAAACTTAAATAACAATGATAGAGAGTTTTTTGAATTTGGTATTATAGATAATGGAACAGATATCTTCCATACAGAGTATGGTAATGTTAGAACTGGGCAACAACTAATTGTTCCCACGTTCGAGAGAACATCTGGCAACCTTGCTAGAATCAATTTTGAAGTTGGAGCAAACCTGCTTACTGGTACTCAAATCGAGATCACAATCGTATCTACTATTACTAAAAAATAAAAATGGCAACTACAACCGAAAAATTTGATTCTAAAGGTGGTTTTGCTGTCGGCAAAACTGTCATTATGGATGAACTCAGGAATGGAAAAGATTTCAATAGTTTAGAACTAAGAAATAGTCACTTTACTGATAGTCATACAACTCGTTATATTTTAAGAGGTCTTAATACCTCTACTCTTGACTTGGATGGATTAGGAACTAAAATTTCTATTGCAAATAATACTCTAAATTTTGTCACAGGAACTATCATTGCAGTTAATGAAGCAGGAACTGTATATGCTGTTAAATTTGAGACTGCTGTCTCATGTGACTCATCAGGAAATGTAAATATTATGTCTAGTTTCCAAACAGTAATTAAAGATGATATTCCCGTAGGTGAAACTTGGAGTATCGTTCCTACTGGTGGAACAAATGTTTTTAGCTATAATAGCACAAGAGCTGGTACTACTTCAACTATTAAATGGGTTGCATCCACAGAAGTTATTAGTATCGAGTGGGCTTAGTGCTAAATATAGAATAGGAAAAAAGTCAAAAGCAGCACGGGAACACCATGAGTTTTCATATTAATTCCGATAAAGAGAAAATTAGAGGCGTCAACTCTAAATTCATCGGTGATAATGAAGCAACAATAAGAATCGGCACAGGCGCAGACGAGAAAGAAGTCTTGCGAGCTGAGTTAGATTCTGCCACTCAATTACCCCGTATCGGTATTAACCGAACTGGGAATAGAGTTAATAACATTGTTCTCCAAACTGCAGGTTCTGGATATACCGTAAACCCGAATGTAACTATCGGACCTCCTAATGTTGAAGGTGGTGTTCAAGCACTTGCTTCCGCGTTTATTTTTAACGGTAAAGTAACTACAATTGCCGTTAACAACCCAGGTTCTGGATATACTATTGCTCCCCTTGTTACTGTTCAACCCGAAGGGAGTGGTTCTGGTGCTACTGCCATTGCAGAACTTGATACTGTTGATTACGAACTTGATATTAACGGTGCTATTAGAACATCTACGTCTATCATTTCTGATACTGCTAGAATTCTAAACCTAGACATTGATAACTTTGTTACTCCAGATCCTAACTTCAGGGGTCCTAACCTGAAGACTTATATGAATAACACAGGCACATTGTGGTCTGCTAATGTTATTATACAAAAAGATCAATACAGATATTTTGGTGCTAATGTTTATCAATCATTAAACACTGGACAAACTGGTTCTGAAGCTCCAGAACACGTTGATGGCATTGTACTAAATGGTGAAGTTCAATTCAAACATATTGGTTTCCGCGTCAATGATCCAACTGAGTTTGGATATAATACTACTGGAGACGCTGGAGTATTCCCAAGATCTATTACACCTTTATTAGGTGATAGATCAGACAAAGTAGCTACTACAGAATACGTCCTTAACCTAGCAACGAATGACGTTGGTGGTCGTATTTACGTTTCAGCACAGATTGGTTCTGACCTTAACGATGGTCGATCTGCTGTAAACCCAGTTAGAACTATTAAGAAAGCAGCACAAGAGGCATGGAAAACGCCTGGTGTTAAAGAAACTATTATTGTATCTGGTGGAGAATATGTAGAAGATAACCCAATTTCATTACCACCAGATGCATCAATCGTTGGTGATAACTTACGTTTGGTAATTATCAGACCAGCTAACCCTGGTAAACACATGGTTAAGTTTGGTGATAAGAACTATGTTATTGGTGTTACTTATCGTGACCAAATTGATTCTAATGGCGACTCTGTTGCTACTTGGGATTACGCCATGGTCTTTGACGACAAGCAAAGAATCATGGTTGACAAGGAAGCTAATGGTGACATTGGTACATCATTCCCTGTCGGTCATCAGATATTTGGACCTCAACAGTTCCGTGTTACTTTCCAGAACAACACAGGTTTAGCTACATTAGTATCTGGTTTAATTGTAAAGGGTGTTAACACTGGTTCTAGAGCAAAAATATTTGATGTTGCATTTGCAACAACTATAGGTGCTAGTGCATACGTTAGTGGTACTGTTGATGTTCAACTACAATCTGGTTCTTTTGTTGAAGGTGAGCAATTTAATTATATCACATCTGCTGGTGCAGGTAGTGCTATCAACCTTGCTATTACTGGTCAACAAGGACCAAACACTTTAAGATTTTCACAAGATCCTACTGGAACTATTCCAGGTGGTACAATTGTTCAATTAGTAGGAACACCATCATCAGGTGCTGCTTTTACAGGATTCTATGAAGTTTCTTCAATTGATACTACACAATCTGCAAGTAATATTTGGGATGTAACATTCTTCCCACTTCTAAGTGCTCCTACATGGGATGCAACAGGTGTTGGTGGTACATATGCAATAAACCAAGCTACAGCACAAACTGAAACTATTGACACTACTGCAATTAAGTCAATTAGAGCTGAGGGTGAGGTTGTATCAGTAGACGACGATTACACTACAACTCTACCTATTTCTAGAATTGACTTCTCTCTACAAGGAGATGCAAGTATTACTCAAGGTGGTTTCCAAGAATCTCAATTTGGTAGTGCTGAAGATAGTGGTGGTATTGTATTCTACACAAACCAATTAGTTGGTAGAACAAATACACACGAGTTTAAAGAAGGTCAAGAAATTTTAATTGAAAATCTTCCTACTTCAAATCCCGATTTATCAGAATTAAATGGTAAGCAAAGAATTTATAAAGTATTAGAAGATGCTGATGGTCGTTGCAGAAGATTTGTAATTCCTAAGAAGATGCCAGCGATCACAGATGCTAATCTTGATCCTGGTCAATTTGCAACTGTTAAGAGTTTTTCAAAAATAGTTACATTATCTCTACTCAACTCTCCAAATAGTTTTCCTTTATCATCTCCAATAAGTAGAAGATTCCAAGACGCATGTATTTTACTACGTAATAACAGAGAATTTATTGCTGATGAAGTATTAGGAAGAATTAATGCAGAATTTGCTAATGCATATTATCAGGTATATGATATTACTGGTGGTGGAACTACCTTTAAAGTAGTCTTAGGTCAAACTTCAATAGATCATACTTATGTTTCTGGTGGTACAGTTAAGTTTGAAAATACAACTGTAAACATCACTAATTTTGTTTATGATAATGCTGTCACAGGTTCTGCAACTATCACAGTAGATGCTGCACTTACAACTCTAGTAGAAGATGATACTGTAAAGCTAGCAGATATTTTATTATCATGTGCAGCAGGTCAAAAGACTTATCCTTCTTACAGTGCTAGACCTAGCAGTAATGACAGTACAAATAGTGATGGTGATGAGCAATGTCGTGAGGATATTGTCCATTTCGTTAATGCTATTGTTAGAGACTTAGAATTTGGTACCAACCACAATACTATCGAAGGTGCTAGTAAAGTCATTGTTGGTGGTGACATTGCATATATTAAAAATGAGATAGTTCAAAACTTCCGTGCTATTGAATATGCACGAGAGCTTTGCATCTATGCAATGAGAAATTGGAAAACTGGTGATGGTACTACAACAGAACCAACTTATGCTCCAAAATATTCATCAATAACAAGATATTTTGATAGTACAATTATTAACACAACTGCAGGAAATCCTGTTTGTGCTGATGTTAAATCTGCAATTGATACTTTAGCATTCCTTTGGGTTGATATTATTACCAAAAACCAGAATGGAACATATCTGGATGCTGCATATTTAATTGAAAGAAATAAGTATCTAATTGCTGATCAAGCTTTACGTGATACATTAGGTCAGTTCCCATTATTTGCACTTAACAATACAGACGAAAGAAAATGTAAGAGAGATCTTCGTATTACTCTAAGCAATCTAGCAAAAGATTTAGTATTAGGTGGTAACGAAAATATTGTTATAGCTGCTGAAGAATATTTCACACAAACTGCTTTAACTGGTATCCCTGAGGCACAGAAAGCAGAAACTATTTTTGCATATCAAAGAGCTAAAACATATGCTATCGCAGCAATGCGTAACTGGACAGAAGGAACATATGTCGATCTAACTCCAACTAACGCAACATACAATCCTGGTACTGGTGCATTAGAGGTACTTTTCCCTGATCCTCTTATTGCTCCTAATGTAGGAGATAGAATTGCATTCAAAGAAGATGCTTTAAATTGGGAGTGTACTTATAACAGTGTAACTGGTCAGCATCCTGGTCCTTCAAGAACTGATCCTACTTATGGAAAGAGTTTTGAAATTACACAAGTTGCATCTGCAGGTGGCACAACTACAGTTTCTACTAACGTTGGTTCTGCAGGTGTTGCTTCTGGTTCAGCTCACACATTTATAAGTGCTGTAACAGATGGAACAATTATTGTATACAATCCTACTGTATTAACCTCTCCTTATCCTAAATTTGAAGATTGGAATATTCTTCCAGATCCAAGTGCAGGAGCTCCTATAGCACAGCATACACCATCAGCAGTAACCTACAACCCTGTTAATGGTGATCTTACAATGACCGTAACTGGTCATAGTGTTACTACTAGTAACAGTGTTACAATTGCACCAGATTCAATGGTGTTTACTTGTGGTATGGATGCAAATGCTACAGAGCATAAGTATCCACAAACAGGTCAACCAGCATACGGAAATTCTATCGCAGTTACATCAACAACTGCATCTTCATTTACAATTAATGTTGGTGCTACAGGTGCTGATCAACAATGGACTCCATCAGATGCTACATACGATCCAGCTACAGGTGCATTAGTTTTAACAATTGGAAGTGGTCATGGACTTAGTGTTGGAGAAGGTGTTGTACTTGATAACAACAGTCTATCGTTCACATGTACGATGGATGGAAATAGCTCCACTAAAACATATCCAAGAGCAGGTCATGATCCATTTTCAGAAAGATCTATACCTATTGACAGTGTATCAGATACAACTGTTACATTAAACGTTGGTGTTTCTCCTGCAAATAAAAACTTTACTCCAACTAACGCAACTTATAATGCAACAACTGGTGACATGGTTCTTGCCCTTGGGCAGCATGGTCTTGCAGTTGATAAAGGTATTGTAATTGCAGATGGAGCTCTATCATTTACTTGTGATAAAGATAATAACTCTACTCTTCATTCATATCCACGTGCATCTGATCCTGCTTCAGGTGAATCTTTAAGTATTACAAACGTTGCTTCTACTCAGCATACAGCTACCAATGCTGTTTATACACCAACTACAGGAAGTTTGGTTATAACAAGTGCTGGACACAATTTCGCTAATGGAGATTATGTAAAGATTGCTGATGATTCTTTGACATTTAATTGTGTTTTAGATAGTGGATCAGCAAACAAAACATATCCTCGTAACAACTATGATAATTTAAGTGGTAGATGGGTAGCAATCAGTAACGTAACCACTGATACATTTGAAATTAACACTGGTGCATCTTCTTATACAGGAGCACATACTTTTGTAAGTGCATCTTCTAATGGTATTGAAAGACAAACTGGAAATGTTACAGTTAACGTAGGTACTTCACCTCTAGTTAATCATCAGGTAACTGGTGCAACTTATGATCCTGCTACGGGAGATTTATTATTAACAATAGGTGCTCATACTTTATCTGTTGGTGAAGGTGTTAAGATTGCAACTGATTCATTAACCTTCACTTGTAGTAAGGATGGTGGTGCTACTACGCATACTTATCCTCGAAATATAATTGATAATTACACAGCAACTGATGCTACTTATGATCCAACAACAGGTGTATTAGCACTTCAAATTCCTGCCCATGGAATAAAGGTTGGAGATTGGATTAAGTTAGATGATGATTCATTAACCTTCACTTGTGCTGCAGATGGTAATGGTACTCAACACACATATCCAAGAGCATCTGACCCAATCAGCGGTAAGTATGTAAAAGTTCAGGCATTACCAACTACAGATTCAATTGCTATTCAAGTATTATCTATTGTTCCTTCAACTAACGTAACTGCTCATACATTCATATCTGCTACTACTAATGGTGTTAAAGCTAAGCGTGACAGAGCATTCGATCAGGCAGTACCAATTACTGCTATTGGAACAGGAACAATTACTCTTAATGTTGGACCATCACCTACTGTTAATCACACAGTAACAGATGCAACTTATAATACTACAAGTGGTGATATGGAACTCACCATTGGTAACCATGCATTACAAGTTGGAGAAAGTATTAAACTCTCTCCAAATTCATTAACCTTTGAATGTCCTGCTGCTGTTGGAACTCATGTATTTGTAAGTGGAACTACTGGAGGAATTACTCCTAATGCTGGAAGTGCTGTTACAGCAGCTACAGGCACAACATACAACCCAACAACGGGTGATATGGTATTGGAGATTGGATCTCATAGTTTGACAACAAGTAACACTGTTCAGATCGCAAATGGTGCTGTTACATTTACTTGTGATGCTGATAACAATGGATCAAACCATGCTTATCCTCGTGCTACTGACCCTGTTTCTGGTCAGAACATTGCTATTACAGCAGTGGGAGCAACAACAATTACTGTTAACGTTGGTGTAGCATCTTCAAATAGTCAGAGTTCATATCCTCGTGCATCTGGAGCAGCTACTGGAAGCGGTGCTGACTATGCATATGATGCTGCTCTACCAATTACTGCTAGAACTGCCACTACTGTTACTATAAATGTTAACGGTGGACAGGGTGCTATTAGTGTTAATTCTGCTCATACATTCGTATCTGCCACAGCTAACGGTCTACAGAGTGGTGGTGGATATTCTCACACATGGACTGCTGCTGCTACAAACGCAATAGTATCTGGTGGTGGATATACACATACATTTGTAAGTGCTGTAACTGATGGAGTTCAATTTATTCCACAATCTGCACATACATTTGTATCTGCTGCATCTAATTCCCTTAAGCATTTACCAAGATCTGCACACACATTTATTAGATCGGGTACTAATTCTGTATTGATATACAGCACTGGAACAACTAGCCAATGTGCTAACGTTGAAGCTTCTATTGATACATCAATGAGTCTCTTTGAAGATATTCTAGATGGAACAATATCTGCAGGTGCTACAACTAGAACTAGTAATGCTCTATATGATACCGCACAAATTATTTCATATCCAGAGAATTATATCTCTGATGCTAACAACCAGAGAGTTGCAATACGTGGTGACTATGATGATTATCCAATCATTGAAGCATCTCCATATACACAGAACGCATCTGTTATCTCCTTCTTAGGTGGTAGTGGTGCTAATGTTGATGGTGCAAAAGTTAAGCAACCTAACTGTCCGTTCCCAGGATTAGAACTTGATGGTTCTGCATCCTTCCCGAA